CAGACACAGATACAACTACAGATACATCATCACAAGATACTGCAGCAAAAATGAAATCATCAATTAATTCATTTGTATCAGATATTAAATTAAATTTAGCTAACGCAACACCATTAGAAGTTGCACCAGATGTAGTACAACCAATTAAAGATTTAATGAAAGGTATGACAACTAAAAAAGCTACAGAATTTAAAAAAGCTATTGCAACAGCAATGCGTAATGCTGATATTAAATTACCAACACCGTCTCCGTCAGACGACTATACTGAAAACGAAGCATAATAAATTATGGCAAAAACAAACAAGTTACAAAACATTAAAGCCGTTCAACAAATGATGGATGGCACACACAAATTTCAAACTAAGAAAACTGTAGGATTTTCTGATACAACTGCAACACAGAAACGCAATGAGCGTCATGAAATTGGCGACACGTGGGAAGATGTTGATGCTAAAGGCAATATTCAGATTGTAGAACAACACGACGGCTTTCGAACAAGAAAATCAAAAAATTCTGCAGTGTTAGGCAAAGTTAGAGAAGAACTAAGATCATATCCAAATTGTGCAGACACATGTAAAGGTGCAGATCCAAATTATTATTTAAATAAAAAAATGAGATCTATACACGGTATGTGTTTTAACTGTGTCGTTGACATGGAACACGAACTTAGAAAACAAGGAAAATTTGAAGAATATGCTCAAAAACGAATTGAAGCTAATGCATTAGCTTGGTTAGAAACTGCTAAACAAGACGTTGAGATATTACGAGAAGCATATACAAAAGCATCTACATTGGTAATCAATGGCGACGGAGAAACTGATTCATATGCAGCAAAAATGACTCCAGAAGAGTTTGATGAAAAGATTACTAAAGGATTTGAGTCATATGAAAAAGACTTTTTAAATAAATTAAATAAACATGTTACAGGAGAAAAAAATGAAAATTTGGAAGAAAATTAAAAAACATTGGAAATGGATAGCTGGTGGAGTTATTGCATTATTTGCAATTATCACAGCTTTAACAAAATCTAATAAATTAAAAACTGTCGAAAAAATACAAGAAAAAATTGACGACAATAAAAAAAAGATTGAACGTGTAAAGGGTAGAGAAGATCAAGTTAAAACTCAAAAACGTCAAGTTAAAAAAGATTTAGTTGATTTAAAGAAAACGGCTAAAAAAACTAAAACAATTAAACGTAAGCCAGCTCCTAAAAAAACAACGTCACAAGCAAAACAAAATATTGTTTCAAAAACTAAAAGAAAAAAATGAAACAGTTAATTGTTATACTATTATTTCCAATAATCGGCTTCAGTCAAACAGCATCAGACACTTGTTTTACTGAACAGGAAGTACATGATATATCAGAAACATTAGATGAATTATATTTTAATGATTCTGTTAACATTGAATTGATATCACAACAAGAATCAATTATAAAAAAACAAGAAGAATTAATAAATTTAGATTCTTTACAAATAGTATATAAACAACAACAAATAGAATTACTAGAAGCCAATATAAATTTATATGTTGAACAACAAAAAAAATTACAACCAAAGTGGTATAATAATAAAGCACTTTATTTTGGCGCCGGTATTTTAACTGCCGTATTAACTGGTAAATTTATAGTAGCAATAATTAATTAATGTCACAACCAAGCATAAAAGAAGTCATACAACAACAGTACACAATGTGTGCTAAAGATCCTATTTTCTTTATGCGACAATATTGTTATATACAACATCCTAAACAAGGAAAAATAAAATTTAACTTATATCAATTTCAAGAAGATTCATTATCAGAACTTAGAGATAATAGATATAGTGTTATTTTAAAGTCTAGACAGTTAGGTATATCAACTCTATCTGCAGGATTTGCTCTATGGAGCATGTTGTTTAAAGAAGATTTTAATGTATTGGTTATTGCAACCACACAAGAAGTAGCTAAAAACTTAGTTACTAAGGTTCGTGTAATGCATGATAATCTTCCGAGTTGGTTGAAAGGAACTATTGAGGCAGATAATAAATTATCTTTAAAATTTAAAAATGGTTCACAAATTAAAGCAGTTTCTTCAGCAACAACGGGTGCACGTTCAGAAGCATTGTCATTGTTAATAATAGATGAAGCTGCCTTTATCAGAAACATTGAAGAGATATGGATAGCATCACAAGCAACGCTATCAACGGGTGGTGGAGCAATAGTTTTATCTACTCCTAATGGTGTAGGTAATTGGTTTCATAAAACATGGGTTGATGGAGAAACTAATCCACAGACTCAATGGCATAATATTAAATTGCATTGGCGAGTACATCCTGATAGAAATCCAGTATGGAGAAATGAACAGACTCAATTATTAGGTGAACGTGGTGCAGCTCAAGAGTGTGATTGTGACTTTGTTAGTTCAGGACATACTGTTGTTGATGGTAAAACACTTCTAGGTTATGACGAAAAATGTTGTGATCCTATAGAAAAGCGTGGATTTGACAATGGATATTGGGTATGGGAATATCCAGACTACACAAAAAATTATATAGTTGTAGCTGATGTTGCTCGTGGAGATAGTGCGGATTGGTCTGCATTTCATGTTATAGAAGTAGAATCAGTTACACAAGTAGCTGAATATAAAGGTAAATTACCTCCTAAAGATTTTGGAAACATGTTAGTCACTGTTGCAACAGAATGGAATAATGCATTGCTAGCAATAGAAAATGCAAATATAGGCTGGGCTGCAATACAACCAGCACTAGACAGAAACTATGAAAATTTATTTTATACATATAAAGATGATGGTTATGTTGATGTAGACGTTCAACTTCAAAAAGGCTATGACATGAAAGATAAATCAAAAATGGTACCTGGAGTATCTACAACAAGTAGAACTAGACCATTAATGATATCAGCATTGGAAATGTATATGCGTGAAAATACACCTGTAATACGCAGTAAACGACTCATACAAGAGTTATTAGTGTTTATATGGTTAAATGGTAAAGCACAAGCTCAGTCAGGTTACAACGACGATTTAGTAATGAGTTTTTCAATTGGTCTTTGGTTGCGTGACACATCGTTAAAATTAAGACAACAAGGAATTGATTTAAATAAACGAGCATTATCTCAATTTCAAAAAACAAACAATACTATTTACACAGGAAAAGGTAAATCAGATAATACTGGTTGGGATTGGAACAACGGCAAAGATGATGAAGGTTTAACATGGTTAGTATAAAATTTGCTTGGATCTTTAATTAGTTATATTTATAATAAAAGAAATACTATATGGCTTCCTTAAGAAAACGTTTACAAAATCTATTTCGTACGAATGTAGTAGTTCGAACAATAGGAAAAGATAGACTTCGTGTTGTTGATAGTAATCGATTACAATCTGACGGTAATATGGCATTTACTAAATTAGCCGACAGATATACTAGATTACATGGTGCAAATAAACATAAAATAGGCGGTCTTCATGGAGGCTATGATTCTAACTATTATATGCATCAAAATCGTATACAATTGTATACTGATTATGAAATGATGGATCGCGATCCAATTATCCACTCAGCTTTAGATATATATTCAGATGAATCTACATTAGAAGATCAATTTGGTGATATATTAACTATTAAAACAAATGATAGTAAAATACAAAAAATACTTTATAATTTATTTTATGACATATTAAACATTGACTTTAATATGTGGTCATGGATTCGTAACGTAACAAAATATGGCGATTTCTTTTTAAAATTAGATATTGCTGATGGTATTGGAATTATTAATGCAAGACCATTATCTAGTTATGAAATTGAACGTTATGAAGAGTATGATGAAAAAACTGGTGAGTATGAAATAAAATTTAAACATATTTCACACGCAGAAGAATGGTATGATGTTTTTGAAATAGCACATTTTAGAATGTTATCAGATTCAAACTTTTTACCATACGGTAGATCAATGCTTGAAGGAGCTAGACAAGAATTTCAAAAATTAACAATGCTTGAAGATGCAATGCTTATTCACAGAATAATGCGAGCACCCGAAAAACGTATATTTAAAATTGATATAGGTAATATACCACCAAATGAAGTTGACACATTTATGGAACAAATCATCAATAAGATGAAAAAGATTCCACACGTAGATCAAAAAACAGGTGATTATAATTTAAAATTTAATCTTAACAATATGCTTGAAGATTATTTTTTACCTGTTCGTGGAGGTCAATCGGCTACACAAATTGATACATTGCCAGGAATGACATGGACTGGTACTGATGATATTGAATATGTTAAAAACAAAATGATGGCTGCTCTTAAGATACCAAAACCATTTTTAGGATATGGCGAAGGTGTTGAAGGAAAAACTACATTAGCATCAATGGATATTCGATTTGCTAGAACAATAGAACGAATACAAAAAATTATAGTTTCAGAATTGTACAAGATTGCAATTGTTCATTTAGCATCACAAGGTTTTGAAGGAGAAGATTTAGTTAATTTTGATTTATCTTTAACATCACCGTCTATTATATACGATCAACAAAAAGTAGCATTGATGAATGAAAAAATAAATCTTGCTAATACAATGAAAGACAGTAAATTGGTGTCTGATAAATATGTATATGAATTTATATTCAACATGAATGAAGAACAGTGGTTACAAGAAAGAACCAATGTAATAGAAGATTTAAAATTACGATTCCGTCAAAATCAAATTGAACAAGAAGGTAATGATCCTACTATAACTGGTGCATCATATGGTACACCACATGATTTAGCTTCAATGCATATGAGTTCTGATGAGGTAGAAGATAAAGATCCAGGCGGAAGACCTAAAGAAGGAATTAAATACGGACAACATGCAAATGCATTTGGATGGGATCCAACCGGCAAAAAGACTATCGATCAAGCATTCAATGCAGCAAATCAAAAAACCACGTTTCAACCAGATGTACGTCAAAGAAAATTTTCAATGACTGCAGAAGCTCAAACCGTATTAAATTATTTTAAGAAGCAAAAAGGACAAAAAATCATAACAGAATCCATTAAATCTACATCTACTGATGATGATTCTGGTACAATGTTAGATGAAAACAATATTTTATAGATTTGTCTATATTTATTAATAAAAAAAACTACTGGGTTCAGTATGAAAAAATTAAAACATTCGAAATATAAAAATACCGGTATACTTTTTGAGATGCTCGTTAGAAAACTAACATCAGAAACAATGTCTTCTGATAAAACTGTGACTATTGATATTATTAAAAAATATTTTGGTAAGAATACAGAGTTAGCAAAAGAACTTCAATTATATAATTCAATAATTAAAGAGCAACATAAATCAGAAGCACGAGCTTTAGATTATATTAGAACCATCAGAGAATCATATAATCGATTAAATCAAAGTGTATTAAAAAGACAACGATATAATTTAGTTAAAGAAATTTCTGAAAATTTTATGTTTGAACGCGTATCAAAAATACATATTAATAATTACAAAGCATTAGCATCAATATACATGTTATTCGAATATAAAGATTTAGATAATCCTAAACGATTAATGGAATGTAAAAATGCAGTATTAGAACAAACATTAACTGTTGAAAAATCACAACCAACTAAAAACATTGTTATTGAAGAATTTTCAAAACAAGATAATTCTACTAGATTATTAACATATAAATTAATGATTGATAAATTTAATGACAAATATTCAGTATTATCAGAATCACAAAAACAGTTATTAAATAAATATATAACCAACGTTAATGATACAGAAGCATTGCGTGAATATGTTTCTGAAGTAATACCAACATTAAAAGCACGTTTAGCAGATCACGTTAAACATATAGATGACAAAGTAACACAGATTAAAGTGGAACGTTTATCTGAAATGCTTTGCAACGTTGAAACAATGAAACGATTAAAAGAATCTCATATTGTGTCTTTAATGCGTTACATGGATTTAATAGACGAATTAAATAGGGTACATAAATGAAATCATTCTTAAAACAAATAGAGGAAAGCTTTCAGTCTATAGATGAAAAAGCAGCAAAACCAGATTTTTTAGATGTAGATGGTGACGGCAATAAAAAAGAAACTTTTAAACAAGCTGTTAAAGATAAAGAACAAAATGAAGCTGTAGATCAAGACAAAGATGGCGACAATGATTTTGATGATATTAAAATTGCAAGAATGATGGCATCGGGTATGTCAAAAGAAGATGCACTTGAAAAAGTTCGAGAAGAAAAAGAATTAGAAGAAATGTCTACTTCTGCTGGAGTAGCACCGTATAGCACTCCAAACGCATTTAGTAAACGAACTAATCCCAATATAAATAAAAGCACCGGATATAAGCCAACTTCAAAAACTAAACTTCATACTGAATATGACTTAGTTCAAGAAGCAATAGATCATAAATATGAACAACTTATTGAAGGATACAAGACATTTGCTTTAAGTGATCCTAAAATGAGTCCAGCTAAAAAAGTAAATGCATCTATTAAGAATGTAGCTAAACAATTAAAAGAAATTGAAGAAACTATTAAACATACTAGTCGATTAAAAACAGAATCAGGAATATCTCATTCTGGGTTTGGTCCGAGTACCAGTAAAGCATTAGGAAAGATATCAGAAAGATTAATTAAAATATCAGAACGTGTTAGAACGTTGGGAGAGTAAAATGTCAAAACCATTATTAGTAGAATATATGCCATTTACACCAGTTGGCTCGCTTACAGAATCAAATGGTGCAAAACATGGTGTACCTGGTGGATTTATTGTGCAAGGCGTTTTACAAAGAGCTGGAGCTAAAAATCAAAATGGTAGAGTATATCCTAAAAATATTTTAATGCGTGAATGTCAAAGATATCAACAAGAATATATAAATCAAAACCGAGCATTAGGCGAATTAGATCATCCAGAGTCGAGTGTAGTTAACTTGAACAATGTTTCTCACAATGTTTTAAAAATATGGTGGGATGG